TGCGTTGATGGTAAACGCCGCAGGGGAAGCAGAGTTAGTAATCACCGATGGATCAGCAGTGGAAGCTGTACCAAACGTGCATGCGGGGCGTGTAGCGTTGCTGTATGGGACAATTTCAGTCCAGCCAGCGTGTGAAGACATGGTGTCTGATGCGGCAGGTGTGTTAGATGCACCAGCGCCATACAGACCAATGTACCAAGTGGCGGTGTAAGAACTACCAGAAAAGTACTTAGCGTTCATGTCTTGCAGACCCACGTTCACCACGAGGTTGTGCAGTGCTTCAGACCACTTGAGGTTACCCTCAGAGTCGCGGCACTCGATTGAGAATACACCGCCAGCTTGGGCGTGACCATCGGCGCTTGCGGCGCGGGTCAGCATTGCACCAATGGTGTCTTGAGAAGATGCTTTGACGTTCAACATAGTTGACTCCTTAATTAAAGCGCAACAGCGCAGATGTGGATGTGTTCTCAGGCATTTGCACTGTGAACGAGGTTTGGCAAGTTTTATCTGCCCCAAAGTCCAACACAGCAACAGACTTGTTGGCCTTGCTTGCGTTGTAAATTAAAGCACCTCGGCACGTGAACGCCGCCGGATTCCAGACGGAATTATTGAAGTCCACGTACACGATGCCATTGGCAGACGTGCTGATCGTCACGCCTGTGAGGACGTTTCCACCTGCGACGTAACCCGTACCAACAACTTCATACGAAGTGTCGTACACGGTAGTGCTAGGGCCAAGCGTAGCAAGACCTGTGTACAGTGCCAGCTTGAGCGTGTCCGTTGCAATGTTCTGCTCTGCTTGCAGAATCTGTTGCTTGAAGCTGGTGGTGAGTGTTTGTTGAATGGACATCAGACCACCTGTACACGAACTTGACCGTCACGATACATATCCTGACGTTGCTTACCATCGCCCAACTGTTTCAACTGAACCATCGCACGGTCATACATGCCCTGATAAAGCGCAACCATGTCGGCTTCACCCTTCATGTAACGAATCGCCTCAATCAACGTGCCGTTGAGGAGCGCGGAATCGAAATTATCGCCAAGCCAAGTTGTATTAGCGGTGACAATGGACTCGGGGTAATAGTAGTAGTGAAGCTCGGTGCCATACTGCACGTCCGGTGTGGGGCCAAGGATGAACGTGAGTTCATTAGGCAGTGCAGAGTTGGGGCCAAAGATGGCGTAGTGCGCGGGTTGCCCCGTGTCAGTGGCCTTGGGATACGCTTCACGAATGAAGTTCACATCCTTGTTGAGCAAGTAGGTGTACTCGTTGGCGTTTGGGCCTGTCAACGGGTAGATTGCAATGGAGTACACCGACAAGAAGTCGTTAGGAGCAGACAAGTACTTGTTGTTAGCAGTCGTCAATCCAGTCACGTTCTTGCGCAAGTTTGCAATCTGAACAGTGTTGTAAATTTTCTGTTCTGCTTGCTTGATGAACATGTCCATGTCAACTGTGGGAAACGTGTTCTCACAGATGTCGGACACAAACGTAACGAGTTCGGTGTACGTCATATTAACCTCACGCCATTGGGCCTCGGGCCATCACGCCTTTGGTAGCCGCGCCTGTTCCGCGAATCTTGATACCGCTGGTCTTGGTTGGCTTCTCGCCACCAGATTTGCTGTATCCGCCCACGCCCATGTCAAGCGTGTCGAGCTTGCTGTGGTTCGGGCCTTTACCGGGATTGGTAGAGGCTTTCACCTCTTTGCCATCCATCGTGTGTGGGGTAGCATAGACTTTGGCATCGCCAACTTCTTTACCCATTAACTTTTTGCTGAACTTAGCCATGATTAGCCTCCACGCGAGGTAGATTTCTGGTTCATAGCTCGTGCAAGGTTGCGACCGTACTTCTTCATATTGGAAGAGGTAACGCCGCCCTTGGCGAACTTAGCCGCACCTTTGTGCATGCGCTTTTCGTGCGCCTTCACTTCGGTGTCAGCGATTTTCTTGACTTCTTTCTTGTCCATGTCTAGCTCCTTATGTCGTGACAATCGTTACTGTACCAACTTGTGACACTGATACCAAGTAGTTTGGTGTCAGACCATCATCATTTAACCGCGAACCACCAACAGGGTTCCAACCCCACTGAAACACACGGCTACCTTCGCCCGGTACTCCATCACCATCTTGGTCAGTGGTGGAGTCAGGAAGCAATTGCAGTCCGGTGTAGCCCGACTGCGTGTAACTCAAATCGGGACGTGGTTCGCGCAACGCTTGCGGATCGTCCACTGGGTACATACCCAACTGCAACTGCGGTTGATCAGGTTCCCAACACTCGGGACACACCTTGATCGTGACCTGCTTGGTCTTGATGATCAGCTTGGTCAGGTCTTTGAGCTTAAAACGAAAGCCACAGCGATCACACTCGGCAATCGCTTTCTTACCTGATGCAAACCTATTTCCCATGATCAGCCACCAATGAAGTATTGGCGAGGCACAAAACGATCCGGTGCCTTCTCACGGTCTTCACCAGCGGCAAGAGCAAACTGTTGCTCATACACGGCTTGGAGCATCTCTAAGCGACCTGCGGACTCAGGCAACTTCATCGCCACGTAGTACGCAAGCCCCGCCACCAAACAATTGAGGAAGCGGAAATTCAAGTCAGGAGTCTGCACACCCGAGCCAGCGTTCTGAACTCGGCGCATGCGGAAATACGAGAACTGATAGTACGGTGTTGACACAGTACCTTGATCAGGAACAGGCCACACAGTCACCGCAGGTAGATCAGCCCAATACACGTTAGCGGCGGCAGTATGCGCGGCGGCAGTAGAGTTGTTCTGTGCACGGAAGCAGTTGTACAGGGTGTTGCCTGTGATGTACGAGTAGTTGATGTACTCGTTGTCAATCTTGATGAATCCAAACGCAGGAAGACCCGTGGCGTTAGCCAACGTGATGGTCGTGTCCGTTGCGGTGATTGAAGTTGCCAACGTAGAGGTAATTGACTCTTGCCCCGACAGACGTTGCACCATGACCTGAATAGGCCGTGCTTGTGTCAACTTGTTGGGGATTGTGGCGTAGGTGGACACACTGATACGTGTTATGGTGAGGTCGGCCTGATTCGACTGCTGGTTAGCTTGTGTGCGAATCTGGTGCTCAATCAAGTCGATGGTGTCCACTGGAATGGGATAACAGAACTGACCTTGCACAAGGTTGAATGTGCCCGGCTCAATCGTCCACATGTTGATGCCACGGTTTGCCCACTCAATCGTGAGCAAGTTCATAGATCGACGCGCTGTGCGCAAGTCATAGCCCGAGCGCATCTCACGACCTGCACGTTCGTACGCTTCTTCAGCGATCTCCGTGAAGTTCATGTCAAAGTTGGCTACACCTGTGGTCGTCATTTAACGATACCCCGCTGTTTTCTTTGCAATTGCTTTGGGCTGGGCCACAAACTGTTTACCTTGAGCCTTACCCGCACGTTTGGCGCGGGTTGTAGCGGCATACTCCGAAGAGGTCAGGGACTTGATAGCCTTCTCAGGCAAATACCGCTCCCCCGTCTTTGACGACGGTTTGCCAGACTTGGTGCGCCACTTCTGGTCGCCCCAGTCTTTCAGGGATTGTTGCGGTGCTTTCATGTCAGTCCTTGTACCCACCACCAGCGGCCTTGTACTTCTTGGCAACCAACTGAGCTTTACGAGCAGACCACTGACCTGCTTTGGTGCCATGTGTCGCGGCGGCTTTCACCTGCGACACAATCTTCTTGCGAAGCGATGGCTTGGTGTAGTTACCCGCAGAGTTTACGGAGCCACCTGCGGCGTACTCTGTAAAGTCAGTGTTGTCACGGCGCGGGTGCATCGTACCGTCTTCCATGAAGTCGGTGTTATCCCGGCGTGGTTTTTTCACGCCCTTGGGTATCTTGTCAGGATTGATGGCACCCATGCCGCGACTGGCTCTCATTACTTGCCCTTCATGTAGCCGCCGCCACACATAACCATAGTGCCACGTGTTTTGCCACGTTGGGCAATACCGTCAGCGCGTGAAGAAGCAGAACCTACTGAACCACCTTTTTTGTAGGGGGTAGTGCGTGAGGCTTCGTAAGCGGCATCAATCTTGGGTTGCATCATTTGATCTTTTGCATCCTGCATCATTGCGGCGCGTTTCATGCGAGTCTCAGGAGTCACCACATCATCCAGAGTCATCTCAGGACGGCGAGGCTTGTAGTTGCGCATATTTTCTGCGTTCATAGCATCTTCCATCTCCATCGCCATCATCTTGCGACGCCCTGCTTTTGCGGCGGCGGCAGGAACCATTTCAGGAAGTGCGAGGTCTTTTAGTTTAGGCATGTTGGCTCCTTAGATTAAACGGCCTTTGGTCTTGCCACGTTGGGCGCAACCATCACCACGGCGAGAGGCAGAAGCCACAGAACCGCCGCGCTTGAACGACATATCTGAAGTGTCAGTGTTCTCGTAGTTTGTACCTGTACCGGGTTTGGTCACATCAGACAAAGAGCCGGGGGTACGACGAGGTTTGTATGCGCTCATATCGGGCGGCACAAACTCAGTCTCTGTGTCCATAGACTGCTGACCACTGCGCACGTAGTTATCACGTGGCTTGTAGTTTTTAGAAGTCATTTCTTCGCCCTTGCGAGCGTCAGAGTCACGAGGTTTGTATTCGCCAAACTTAGGCTTGCCGCCAACAGAGGCAGTCTCATCCGAAGCTAGACGAGTGTTAAATTTTTTACCTTTGAACTCAAACTCTTTGTCGCCAGCTTTACGGGCATCGGCAAAGGCTTGTTCAAATGCGCTGAGTTTTTTAGCCATTAGTAGTCTCCAATTAGCAGGCCATGCCGCCTTTGTTGAGCATCTTGCCTTTGGTCTTGCCTCTTGTAGCAACACCATCAGCACGAGCAGAAGCAGAGCCGCCTTTAGCGTAAGCCATGCCGCCACCCATCATCTTCTTGGTTGCGCCAGTTGCCTTCATGGGCATTGCTTTTTTACCTGCTGGTTTAGCTTCGGCTTTTTTCTTAGCCATCATTGCCATAAACCCGGGATTCATTTTGGAAGCCATATCACCACCTTTTGAAAATTTGCGGCCTTTGTCGGCCTCGTTAAAGTCTTTTCCCACGGACTGTGGGACTCCTACTTTCTTAGCAAACTTTGGGTTGTTAGCCACAGCCGCCATGAAATTGTGTTGCTTCTTACTTGTGCTGGGCATCATCGCCCCGCCTGAATAAGTTGGTCAATTTTTGCTTCAAGTTTGTTAAAGCGTTGGTCAATGTGGTTCGTAATCCGATCCACTTCTGCTTGAGTGACGTTATCACGGGCAACCTCCTCGCGTGTTTTGTTTAAGAGGATGCTTATGCGAGCAAGCTCTCTAAACTTTTCGTTCATCATGTAGCCAAGCAATCCAATCACTAAGGATAAGATTGCTGACCATGCGGTGTTTAAATCTAACATTTCCACGCCTTCAGCGATTTGTTAATCCTCGAATTGGGGTCTTTGGCGGTCTTTGGGGATGTCAACTTCTTTTTCATCCCTTCCATCCTCGCACAGAAAGAGTCTCGCCGGGAGCCTCCTTCGGGCTGGGGCGGTTTCAAATTCATGCCTTGCTTTTTCGCAGAGGCTCGGCCTTTGGCGTTCAACCCACCCTTCGGGTTCTTTCCTTCTTTTCTCGTCCATGCTGGTGTCTTAGCCATTTGCAACTTTCAAGCGCGACTGATGGATGTTCTCCAACAGCGGCATAACAACTTCCTCACGGAAGTTACTGGTGAATGCTTCGGTGCCCACATGGGGCAAGCTAATGTCCACATCAATGTAGACCTTGAATCCGAGTTGCGTGGCACGATCACAGAACAAGTAGTCCTCACCAACATACTGCCCATTCACGATACCGAAATCAAACAAAGCGTGGAGCTTTGCTCCATCTGCGTTTGCGTATTCCCACTCGGGATGTGCCTCAATCATCTTCTCGATAACGTGGCGTTGAATCAACATAAAACCTGTACCCACACGCTTCACACGCAAGAGAGAGCCAACGAACTCAAGGTTCGCGTTCTCATCCCAGTACAGGTCAGTGAAAAATCTTTTGTCTCGCGCACGGCGCGGGTACGCGCCAGCGGAGATGTCTTGTGTGCCGCCCTGTGCCATCAAGCGAAGGATGTCGTCAGGGGTCACGATTACATCGGCATCAATGAACAGCAACTCTGTGCAGTCGGTCTTCAAAAACTCGTTCACAAGCGCGTTACGCGCCAACGTGATCAGTGAGCAATTTGAAATATCCGAGAGGGTCACAGCCACACCAAGGCGCATCGCTTCTGGCATCAGTTGAGCCAGACCGTATGCGGTCTTGATATTGAGCTTGCCGTCATAGGCAGGGATACCTATGAACAGCTTGCGACCACTGAGAGTTGCTTGTTTGACTTCAGCCATAAAAAATGTTCACAGCTACTACGTTGCTCATTTGAGCATAGACACCGTTAACCGCCAACACCCCATCTTCAGGAAT